ATTAACAGTGATACCTATATTCGCTCCAACATCAACGATGGTTAGATCCTTTTTTTGATTTAGCACATCAAGATAAACACCTTCAAGGTAAATTTCTTTAAAGATGTAAGGGATAAAGAGGGTATCAAAATTAATCGGCTCACCGTTTTGATCTGTTCTTGGAAAATGCAACGCTCCTAATTTAACTTTTTTATCTATCATATTTCACCTCCTAACGTTTAAGTGATATAAAGCTTGGTTTATTGTTTTTAAGCATAAATTTAAGAATTGTAGATATCTGTTCTTTAGTTTCCGGAAAATACTGCACAACATTTGGGCAAGTACCAAGCAGCATAGCGGCATCAGTAGCATCATGAGAATGGCCATCGTGGGTGTAATCTTTATTCCTTCCGCTGCCTACTAATTTAACAGGTACTCCTTCTACATCTAAATAAAGTTTTATTGTTTCGTAAGGTCGTCTTAAAAGAAATGGTGTAATTGAGTAAACGAATGGAACCTTGCCTTTAAGAGCAAGTCCTACAGCAATACCCATCATAGCTTGCTCAGAAGCCCCACAATTGACGAAACGATCAGGAAAGTCTTTCTGTATCTGATCCCACATCATGTACCCTAAATCTCCTGTAAGAAGCCATACGTTAGGATTTTCTTTCATTATTAAATAAAGCTCATTAGCAAATGTTCTTCTCATTGTGTAATCTCTTTATACTTCTCCTCATCCATGACTACATAATGCCCTGCAACGCCTTGTAGCCAATCAGGATAATCCAATAAATCAGTTTGTGCTACTAACGCCGGATAAAAATATTGCATACGAGTATCTAGAAGTTCAGGATCAGTTTTACCAAGAGCTGAGTGTCCATTTGCGTTTACTGTTATTCGTAAATTCTCAAGCCTTTGTTCTCCGGCTATTCGTAGAGCTTCCCAATTACTACCTTCAGCCATCGCTCCATCTGAGGTTAAGACATAGACGTTTTGTCTTTTATCAGCTAACGCCATGCCTACCGCTATTGGCAATCCTTGTCCTAGACTGCCAGTAGAGCAATAAATGAGGTCTTGAAGATCACGATTAGGATGGACACCATGTTTATCGAATAATTGTTCAGCATCTTTAAAGTGAAGCTTCTCAAGCACAACATAGAGAGCGAGTCCGGCGTGACCGTTATCTAATATAAAAGGTTCATCGTGTTTTTTAACTAAATAGATATGATCTATAAGTCGTACTGCGGTAAGACAAGATGAGAGATGAGCTAAACCTTTTTTATATGAGATATCTATAATTCTACGTTCGAGTTTATTGAGCTGCTTCATGCTTCCTCCTTTTGTATTCAGACTTATATTTTCTCCAATCCATACCCTCTTTCTTCATTTCTTTCCTAATTTTCTTAGCTTTTTTGTGACTCACTTTTTACCTCCTTTAAAATATATTCACTCACCATTTCTTTAATTGAGTTTTCAAGAGTTTTTTTAGGAAGCCAACCATATCCACGAGCCTTATAGTTATTAGATACCCAGTCTGTATTGTCATAAGATCTAAAGGATTGAACCCTATTGATATTTGCCTTTAATCCTGTTACTTTTTCAACAAGCTCAAGCACTTTTTCATTTGAGGTTTTAATTCCGGTACCTGCCTCAAATATTCCCCTTGCTCCATGCTGTGAAAGAGAAAGAATACACTCAACTACATCGTCAACATCTATAAAATCATGTGTTGGTTCGCCAACGAAATTAATTCTTTCTTGTTTAAGACATGACCGGATAAGAGTTGGGATTAAATGAACTGCTTGCTCACCAACCCCCGTAATAGAGAAAGGTCTGATAATACAGATTGGTATATCATGCTTTTCCATTTCAGCTAGAAGAACTTCCTCTGCTGCTTTTTTTGCTCTAGAATACATGATCTGTGTTCGAAGTTTTACCGAGGACGAAGAAATATACACAAACGATTTAAACTTAAAATCTTTTGCTTGAAGAATAATTTTAATAAGATCTTCTATATTCGCTCTGAAAATCTTCTCGTCATCTAATTGAAGATGGTGGATGTTACCATAAGAAGAAAGAAAGTAAAAATAATCAAAAGGTTCTAGTTTAGTAGTTTGAAGCTTATCATGAGGAATAGTGATAACATCTCCCTGTAATCTTTTAAGAAGATGTTGACCTAAAAAACCAGAACTTCCACTAACGTATACCTTCATAACCTAAATTTAGCCACAAAAAAACGCACCAACCTTTCGGCTGTGCGTTATGTCCGTAACATTACGGTATTAGCAAATTATTTATATACTCTTTTTTGAGATTTGTCAACCCACCCCAAGAGCTGCAAGGGTTTTGACTGTTGCCCCCGCTGCTGAAGGAGTATACTCAACATACATGTCAACTGGCCCCGCAACAGTACCGCTTCCTAATGGATCTTGTGGGCCATCGGCATAAGTATCACTATTTTTCCAGGAAGCTCCGGCAGTTGCCTGTCTGCTCCATGTAAAGTTAATTGCTCCAGGGTCTTGAAACAAAATTCCATAAGCGTATTTAGTCCCTGCGGTTAAAGCAATTGCATTAGCTCCAGAGAAGGGGAATGTTTGGTCTGCTTCAGCAGTTGCAGTTAACATCACCTCATCGCCCGTAGCAAGAACATGCCCTGTATCGCTCCAAATAACACCTTTAACTAGTGATGATCCGGCGGCGGAGAGCCACACTCTAGCATGAACTGCAACCAAAGTTCCGTTACTAGCCGGAGTCGACTCAGCGTCGGCGGCTTTGTTAACTAAATTTGAGTCTGCACTTGAGGTTGAACTTCCTGCATTATCTCCTGTTTGTCCAAATGTTGCCATACTAATTATCCTCGCAAGCTTTATCCAACTTTATGAGAGCATCATTAGCATCAGCTTGATCTGGAGCAGTTAGAGTACAGTCTTCTTGTTTACCTTCCAAAGAACATAATTTATTTCTATAGTCTACTGTTTCACTGCTGGCTTTTATATAGCAATTTGTTCTTATTTGTGAGGGAGTTAGGACTTTAACTTCTTGAGTTTTAACAGGCTTAGAAACCTCTTTGTGTTTAAGAAGAAAAAAAAGACCTATTATTGATAAAAAATATAAGAATATAAAAATTGATATTATTTTCATAAGCGTGTAATTTTATAACTAAATTATTAAGAGATAATTAAATTATTCCTGAAAGTATACCAACTTCCTTTAAGGTTTATTTATAGAAAAATACTGCTTCTAATGCTGTTGTTGGTGCTGCGTTTCCTCCACCTGTTGTTGTTGCGGCAACAGACCACCCTGCATTACTAAAAGTTATTCCATTTGTAAATTCCACGTTTGCTGCTGAAGTTGCGGGAATACAAATAACAAAAAGGGGATTAGTAGTTCCAACAGTGACCGAAGCGGCAGCGGTGTTATATAAAACAACATATGTAGCTGCGGCATTTGGATTATAAATATACCATCCATAAAGATTTCCGGCAGATGCTTTAATGACTTGAGCAGAATTAGTTAAAGCAGTTCCTCCATCTTGAGAAGTTGCTGCAAATACGGAAAGCCCATTGGCGGTTTGTGGAGCAACGTTTACCTGTCCAATATTATTAGTTCCTGCGTTAAGCCCTACTACTCCCGTTGAGTCATTTGCAATTGTCACTCTTTGCACGCCTGTACCTGATGCTCCATTACCCATTGTGGTTGCTACGCCATTTATCTGCGCTACATTAACACTTTGATTAGCCTCAAGATGTCCAATCTGATTTGATCCGGTCTGAAGGGTTGCTTGAGTTGCAAAAGTACCCGCATTGGTAACATCATGAGAAGGAATAGAGGCTACTGAAATTGGCAAAGCTGTGCCCGATCCATCTACCTTTAATCCTCCCCCTGCACCTAATGCAGCAGGTAATAAAGCGATTAAAGATGTAAGTCTCTGAGCAATTCTTTGAAGTCTTCCATTAAGGCCTGATGAAGCCGTATCTGTAGCTGGTGCTGTTTCAGTTACCGCACCGATAAGGGTTTGTTCTGTTACCTGATTAGCAGCCGTGGCATCTCCGCCACCACTCATAACGGCTACATTAACTTTCAAATTTCCATCCGTATCTGATTGAAGTCTTTTTAATGAGCCACTAAATTCTGCCAGAAGAATAGTAGCAAAAACATTATATAACTCATCAAACGATGAGTTTTGCATGTATTGTTCAGAATATTTATTTTGACCTGCTGGTCTTTGTGGTACTGCCATATTAATTTCTCATTGTTTTTATATAACTTAAAAGTTTTGCTATCTTGGTTGTTGTCGGATCATAAGACTTTATTCCAACTGTCAATTCTAAATCCTTAAAATAGTCTTTAATCGCTTTGGTTGAGTTGGCAATCTCTTTCCTGCTTATTTTATCTCTCAAAAACCCATCTATATCCATCACTTCCATTGTGTAAGCTTTATCTTTATTCCAGAAATCACCCAACTCATATTGATCGACGATAAACGGATGATCGTTCTTTTCCTCATAACTCGTATACGGTATATCTGCCTCAACGTGACTTGTACTAAAAGGTTTCTCTCCTTTTGGTAAAGGTGCATCTTTTACCGGCTCTACTGCTGTTCTGAATGTACTCATAGTCTTCTATTGCCTTTATTATTTCCCCAACTATGCCCATAAGACTCTTCAAGTTTTATTCTCTGAATATGCTCTTGAATACGTTTTACTCTTTCAATGTCACGCCCACGAAAAGCTTTAATAAGTTCGGTTCGTAATGATTGAATCGGCGCAGACTCACTCATAATCTGATAAGCTATTTTCTGATAATATTCACGCTCACCAATAGAACGCGCGCCCTCAATAGCTTTATCAAGTTCCTCAAGATCCATTTTTCTACCGTAATCTAAGGTTTTCATAATTACTTACGTCTCTTTGCGACTTCCTTTATATAAAGTTCAAACTCTTCCGGTGTAAGAGGCTCATTTTTACCTGCCCTTTCCCAGATGTCAACGATTTGATCTATTTTAACTTCTACCTTTTTTTCTGCCATAAATATCACCATCCTTTGAGTTGTTGCCCTATGTTGGTCTCTCCCATAGGGCGAGAAAGACCAAACAACTCGTTAAGCTGAAGCGAAACGCCCCGTAATAACCCAATTAGAATTAAGTATTTTGGTTGCGTATGATCCAGCCCATGAGATAAACGACACTCGACCTGCTGGTGAATTAGAATCCACCTGATTAGCCAAGATGTAGAGTTTTGGTTGATCCTGTTGCAAGTCGTAGACTCCGAAAGCGTTATCTCCGTGAACATATGAATAGAACCTAACAACACCCGAAGATGCTGTTGAAGTTGCTTCAGTTCCAGAAGATACGTTCTTATTAAGAAGCCATCTAACTTGGTAAAGTTCTCCCATTTCTCCTGTATACAGATCTTTAATATCTGAATACGTTTTACCGTTAACCCATGTAGTATCACCGATAAGGTTGTATTTTGAGTACGGATCAGTCTTTCCGATAAACAATCCATCTTTATAGACCATCGCTTTGTTAAGCTCAAGTTGTCTAACCATCAAACGAATATCGCAAGCGTCCAATGTATCACCTGCCGTGAAGGTATCAACTAAGTGGTTATTACCGTAGTAACTGGTTCCGTTTTGAAGTTCAGACCTTACAAGCTGATCAAGCGTTTCTCCCATGTTCTGACCTACGAGTTCAACCTTTTCCTTCATACCGGAATCAATTGAAACCAAAGTCAAGAGTTTTCCATGAGTGGTTGTTAAACCATACTCTGAAAGTGTCATAGAGATAGTTGATGCGTTGATCGGACACGTTACAGGGTTACTCGCTTCTCCCAAGGGAGAAGTAATAACTGTTAATGGGTTATAACGAGTGAAATTCACTGTACGACCCTGACCTGTAGCATGAGTTCTAATCTGCGCACCTTCCTTCATGATCAATTCATATTGCGCTCGTGCTAAAAACACTTTTTCGTAATATGTTTGTACTTCCTGAGCAAGATTGCTTGTAACGCTTGTATTTGCGTCTGTACCATCTACACCACGTCCTACTGCTGCCATAATTTATTCACCTCTCTTTCTGCCAAAGATATTAGCTGTGAACGATCCCTAATTGCGCTTCCAGCTCCGCAATTGATTTCTCAGATGCGGTTTTCTCACCTTTGCGTATAGAAGTTGGTCTGATAGCGGCCTCTGTTACCTGCTTGGCTATTTTCTCAGTTGCCTGTCCAGCTTCTTTAGCTACTGCCCTGTTGTAGGGCCGCATCAGTTTATCCACAAACTTTTTAACTGATGTTGAGTACGGATCTGCTTTTAATTTAGCTTCAACCGCCTCAGTAACCATTTCGGAAAGCTCCGAGTCAAAATCATTAGATCTTGGGTCAAGCTGTGAATATTCCCTCATTACCTCAGCCGTTTCATTTCTGTGACGACTAATAGCTTCTGATTGTCTACTTCTCAGCTCAATTCTTGCCTCAGTTTGCTGCATTAATCTTTGTTCACGATCCGCAATCCTTCGATTGAGTTCCGCTACATCAATTTCTTCACCCTCTTTGACAATCGGTTCTTGCGGATTAAATTGTGGGGCATTAAACCCCTTAGGTTCTACTGAACCTGTAAGTTCCGCAATTTTGTCTTGTAAAGACTTGACCTGTGTCTCAGCAGTTTTAGCTCGCTGATTCAATTCCCTAATCCTTTGACTTGCTCCTTTTCCGCTTGTTTCAGAAGGTTCCCCCGTCAGTTCCGCTTCTTCCTCAAGTGTTTGTTCAGTAGTCGGCGACTCTACCTGCAAGTTTTCTTCTTGCTTATTTTCTTCACTGGCCTGTGAAACCGCCTGTTGGTTTTCATCCATAATTTTCACCCCCTTCCCTCACACCGATTTACGATCGTGCGATGTTGTCGCTAGCTTAAACGCTAGATGCTGAGTAGTCCTCCATTCCGTAGATTACTACTCAAGATCTAATCTTTAAGCCATCCCCAATTCTTTTCTCGTTTTAAGAATCGGCTCGCCCTTTTCATCAATTCCGACCATGATCTTTTCTGCCCCGATGAAGATTCCGTGTTCGAGTTCGCAACTCTTACAAACCAAATAATATCCCCGTTGTTTATAATCATGATTTCCCTTCGGTATAAAGCTAAAGTTAGGTCTTGTAAAATCAAGCTGATCTTGTTCAACTTTATCTTCTTCATTCATTCTTTGCCTCCAATGCTTCTTTTGCGTCATCAACGATATTGAAAATCTTGTTAATAATTCCCTTTGCTAAAAGCACTGTGGTTGTGTTTTTGCCTATTTCTTCATAAGACATACCGCTTGCAATAGCTGACTCGTTTATCTTGTCGAGTTCCGTTAATGAATTGTTAATGTGCGATTTCAACGCTTTCCAAAACTCTGAGCTTGCTCCTGTTCCCAAGATCTTTTCCTCATCGGTTAATTGGGTTACGTCTAATTCCTTTTTCTCCTGTATAAAGTTTGGTATCCCAAACGCTGGCCTAAGTGCCTCTCCCTTTTTTCCCATATGCCTAAGCTCCTATTACTGGCTGTTGTTCTGATTGTTGACCCATCTGTTGCATTTGGTTAGGCATAGGCGGTGTCTGATTGACATTCCCTGTCATCTGCATAAGAGCTTGTTGAAATTGATTATTTGTTGCGGCAAGCGTGTTATCTGCTTTTTCTCCATCAGTCATTTCAACTAAGATCTTGTCCCAATCCTGAATACCCCCGCCTGAAATAAGACGCTTAAAGAGCTCACCAAACTTAAACTCATACCCATCGGCTTTTAACTGCTCAACTAAAAGATTTCCCTGTGGGGTTTGTGATTTTTGATAAAGGTCAAGAAGTGTCGCGAGGTTTTGCTGCTGTTGGTTTTGATCTGCCGCATAAGTTGAGCCTGAAACTATTTCATAGTCATAAAGTGTTGAGCCTGTTTGTTTTTTATCAATCGTTAACTTTCCTGTTTTGTCATCATACATTTGTTTAATCTCCGGATAACTTCTTTCAAGAGTTTTAATTTCTTCATCAAAAAGACGCATGGTAATTGCTGAAGATTGTTTCTTTGAGATAAGATTTGCAAACTTCTTCATTACTGAAGATAAGAATTGCTCCATGTAAAATCTATCTGCGTTATCTCTAGTATTTTCCCGTTGTGCCTGAAGCTTAATTGCATCTGGAGTCTTACCAAGTCCTGGATCTGTTTGAGAGGTAACTGTTGTATCAGTAGTTCCAAACATATTGAGAATTGCAGCTGTTCCTACTTGATAAACATTGTTAAAGGTTGAAATCCCTTGTGGGGTTAATTGAAGTGGCATTGCCGCATTTCCTATCTGATTACGAACCAGCCACTTAGCAGCAGCGTTCATTTGGATAGAGCTCATTGAAGCGATATTGTCTTTATTGATCAGTACAGGCGGGAAGATAGACATCTTCACCGCATCTAAATAAAGATTCCATGCTGAGTTAATTGTCATCTGCATAGTTTTACCTCTCTCAAAATCTCCCATACCCATGAAGTCGTCTAAAAGAGGGATCGAATATTTACATTTCACCGGAAGATCATCGTCATCGTGTGGGTTCTTCTGATCTCTAAATTCCATATCCGCATCAACGGCATAATCGACCCATCTGTCACGTTCAAACTGTGTTAGAACTTCATAATATCCTGTCCCTTTAGCAGGATCTTGTTGTGGATATTGATTTTGGTCTCTTTGAGAAGTTGCTTGCGGATCTCGTGCCTGTTTTGAGCCTGTTTTTTGTTTTAATTTCTCAATAATTAAAGGTACGTTTTTAAACCCATTCTGCTTTTTAAGCCCCTCAAAATATGATAAGGGTTTCCATGTACGGATAATTACGTAATCTGAGTCATCAAGTGATACTGCACCGACTTGAGGAAAGACATCGCGGATATTAAGTAGCCACATATCGGGCCCTACATAGCCATTGTTGCGTACATTCCAGTCAATAAGTGTAAAAAAGTTGCCATAGATATTTGAATAAAGATCTACCATCCGGCACTTAGTTAAGAAATCAAACTGTGAATTAGCATTAGGAATGACATACTTATCAAGAATGAGGTTCATTAGCATTGAACAACCAATGTCATTTTTAGAAATAGGTTTGACTTTTCCTGTTTGGAGCTGTGCCATAACCCTATAAGAGCGTTCTAGAGTAAGTGTTGAAAGTTTAGGATCAAAGACTTGAGATTTTGTTTTAGCGGAAATGTTATCGTTTGTCTGATTATGGAAGAGTTGTTCAGAGGCATCCCACCCCAAGCGTTTTTGCTTGAGATAATCCTCTGCTGATTGTTTTCTTGTTTTAACTTGATCGGTAAGTGCGCTCATAGGATAAGTCCTGTATTTCCTATCCTAAAAGCCCTAAATACCAAAAAAGCACCACGCCTATTGGCTGGTGCCGTAATCCGCATTAGATCGGTATTAGCAAACTCTTTATACCACTGCTATTCCTCTTTGTCAAGTTTTGTTTCTAATTGGTACTTTCTCCGTCTATTCTTTACGATATTAAGAGTTTCAATAATAGCTACTCCATCCTTAATCTCTACGTTAATAGTTATTTGTCCAAAAGGCGTCAATCTAACCTCATTTTCTACAATCATGTGAAGTATAGGGTTCTTCTTGAGCAGTTGATTTAATTCATCCATGTTTGATTATAACTTCTTGAATTTCTATCGTTTTTAACTTTAAATAATCTGCTGCTGTTTTGTACTCCATGACTACCGTGTCAGCGATATTACCGTTATTAACTCTTAAAACTACAGTAAAAAGTCCATTCTTTTTTAACTCAATCTCTTTCTCTATATCCACATGAGCCTGCTTGTTGTGTTGACGTATATTAAGTTGATAGTTCATTTATTATGATTTTCTATATGATCGTTTGGATCTTCTGTCTTTTTAATTTCAGACCTAGATTTTTTACACCAAGCACAAAGGATTTTATCGTCTGAAGGTATTTCTTTGCTAAAACCAGCAGGATAAGAAATCCAAGCATAACTTGCCCTATAAGCAATTCCCTCTTCTCCTTTGTATTCTGTCATCAATAAAACCCTCCTTGAAACTTATTCGTATCATCTGGTAGATCGTCTTCATCATTTCTATCTGGTCGCATACTGTCAAAGGCGTAACGCACCGCATCCATACAATGATCCCAACCCTCAGCAGGAATGTTTAAAGGATTGCCTGTATCTTTATCAATCTTCCAAGCATAGTTCTCGTACTCTTTAATTAAGTTCGCGCTTCGCTTTGTAACACTGATTTTCTTGTCTTGAACATACTGTATGCCTTGACTAACACTACCTTGACCTTTCTGTGAGGGTAAGATGTTTACACCGTAGAGCCGTATCTCATCTATTGATTTAGGCTCTGCTGAATCTGCTATTACTAATGTTTGCGGTATCGAGAGAGCGAGAATAACATCACTAAGTTGCTTATTAGACATTTCTTTCTTCCATAATTGTTCATCAAGAATATAGCCTCCGTTGTAGTAATAAATATCAACAATGGCCGAAGGATCATTACTGTAGCCAAAATCAAGACCACGCCTCTCAAGTCTAGCTTCATGAGGAATTGAATCTATAAATACCCAGTTATTGTAGATCTTACCCACCACAGTCTCAGGAACTAAGCCTTTAACCATGTTCCAATAATGAGTAGGTTTTGTATTTCTATAGCTCTCGTATAGTGTTACGCTTGCAGGAGCAGTATTGATTATGTTGTCTGTGTAGTCCGATTTAATAAGAACCGTATCTTGTGTACCATCTTTTAATTCAAAATCATAGAATCCTTCCTGCTCGCTGGGTAAAAGCTTCATCCATCGTTTAATGATCCAATGGTTCTTTGCCGGAGGGTTGAGAAGTAAAATAATCTTAATATCTCCTTTAACTGTACGCAAAGAGTCATCTAATTGCATGAAATCATCCTCAGTAACCTCATCAGCTTCTTCAATAATCACACAATTGTAACTTGCTAATGATTTTAACTTTGCTTTCTGCTCTCCCGATGATTTCTTAAACCCTACTGCATTAATAGAATTAGCTCCATATTCAATCTTCATCAAACTATCATTGACATCAAGTTGATCTAGAACTTCATTCTCTTCTGCTCGGTCTGTAATCTCACGATATATTGAGTTTCGTATGTCTCCTAAGATATAACGCATAATTGCACACCTGAAGTATTCAGCGGCCATGAGTCTTGCATTAGCATATTGTGAAGCTACGGTTGACCTACCACCGCCACGACCACCCATCAATATGACGTATCTAGCTTTATTATCAAATAGAGGTTTATAAACCTCATTAACTTTCTGATTCATCTTTGAAATTAACAAAGGTTATTATGTTCCCTTTGTCTCCACCTACATTAACTTGTTGCATGAATTGAGGCTTCTCTCTATATCCCTCGTGGTTATTTTTAAGCCAAAAGATTAACTCTGCTGTTGAGCCGCTAGCTGCTTTATTGATTAACACACCCTCCATATCATCACAAAGAACTAGCTTAGCCTCTTTGATTGCAGTACGAAACTGCTCATCTGCTTCAAGCCAATTGTAATAGGTTTGTCGGTTAATACCAACGGCTTGACAAGTCAAGCTAATGTTACCTCTTACCTCATCACTTGAATAAAATTCAACGAACTTAGTTTTTTTTATATTGTCGAATTTGTCTATCTGTTTCTCTAGCATACCTTACATGTTTCCGGATCACTTGATCCGTGTATACATTTATTATTCATTGCAAACACACGATTTAAGTTAGTATTCATAATACCTCCATCAACCTCTTATATATAATCTCTCTAGATCAGTCATAGGTATTTTTTCATCTCACTCTTCATCACTGATCCCGATTTGATCGGGACTGATAGACTCAAAACTTCATCGGAAAATAATCCATTAACCTTGGTTTAGGTAATCTATTAAACTTACTCCAATTATCAAGAATTATCTGGCGTTGTTCTTCAAATGTTGGTTTTGCCCAAAACTTCCACCAAGGAATTGATCGCCATTCTTTAATTAATGTTTCGTTATGTTTAGAAACCAACTCTTTCGCTTTATTCCACTTTTTTAAATGTTGTTCGTATGTCATATCGTTTTTCACTCCTTTATAGGGGAGCTAGACCCCACTATAAAACACTTGCATATCAAAATAGCTTCTACCCCAAGTAGTGCTATGATGTTTAGCTCCGCATCTTCTACAATCATTTGGTATCTCTGAAGGTCGTTCTATGCCTGCAATAAGTCCAAACAAACATTTTCCACACTTGAAGATATAATCAGTTTTTGCCTGACATATATAATATAATCCATCTTTTTCAACAATTACTCTTTTCATTTTTCCACCTCTTTCTTAGAGAGCCAAACTAAATCAATTAATTCGTTTATTTTCTGAGCTAATATAAGAATTGCTATTGTATGAGCATCAGTATTATTAGGATCCATATCTTTATGAAGTTTCTCATGCCATTGTGTATATCCTTTTTTGTCCTTAGTTAATTTTATTTTTTTAATCATATCTCCCTTTCTGGTGAGTCTGATAAGTGACTCTTAGGGTACAACTTTGGAAAGCTTTCGGGTCATAGAGAAAGATCTCTGCGGCTCGTGTACCCCTAAAAATCAACCAAGCCATCTTACTTGATATTTACCGCATTTCTCACAATACCTATCCTGAAGACCATTGCCTTCACTATTATTCCTAGGCTTACTCCATTTACCCCATTTATGAAAAATCCAAATACACATATATTTATTCAATCCTCTCACTCATTTACTGGCATTATTATTTTGCCATCATAAATATCTGCTGCCATCTTGCAAGTTTTACAATTCATACACCTACAACATGCATACCCCATTTCATTTAATTTATTAGCTATTTTTCTAATTTCTTCTTGTCTATTTTCCATTTTCCCCTCCTTCCCAAACAATTTTTGACGCATTTCTTGACGTAAAGAGTTTCTATGATAGTCTTTGGGAGTGTGATCTTTATAACTAAGTTCTTCTGAAACAATAAACGTGCTCGGTTTATCGTCTTCTCCTATCACCTCATCATCAATGAGCTTAATAATCTCACTAATTAAAACTTCTATATCTTTTTCTGTAAGAGTACACTCTCCATAGTATTCATTACCAGTATCTATCTTGTAACTAATTAATATTTCTTTTAATTTATCTTCAAATTTACTCATCTATCCTCCTCTAGGCCATATTTTGAAAGATACTCAGATAACCAAATTGGAAAAGTTAATAATACTTGAGCTTGTTTTGTTTCTTCCCCTTTTTTGTATAGATCTTCAACTTCCTGTCTCCATTTAATAAAAAGCTCTGGGATCTTCTCCGCACTCCCTTTCTCGCCTCATCATATCCTCTTTGATAGGCTTCACGAACTGCTTGGCCCCTCTTTACATACTGTATTATCTCTTCAGATATTTCAGGCATCTTTGGATGCTCAACAGGGTGATTATATTGATCAAGTTGCTTTGGTTGGTCACCATGGACTGAACAATCTTTGTTAGTAAACCAATCTACTCCCTCAACTGCGAAAGGGCCTTCTTTTCTACAAATACACTGTTTATTCTTCATGGTCATATTGTCCTTTCAAGAGTTCTTTTAAAAACTTTAATAATTTACTTGCTGCCATAGGATGAAACAAGTTACTTTGCATCATCGTTTCCCATACGTCAATTTCAGTTTTTATTCTTTTTTGTTCGTCTTCTTTAGCCTCCCTCTCTACCTCTTGGAGAGCATCGAGAAGGAATTGCTCGATGTCATCAATCTGACAATTACATTTCCCATCTTGGTTATTTAACAAACTTTCGCATGGTAGGTGAGTAATAACAGATTCTTCATGATAAAATTTCCTTTTAAAGGACTCCACTATCTTCTTATGTGATTGGGATGAGTTAGGCACGCTTCTCCTTTCTTTTCTTCCAAAACTCTTTTATGCTTATACTTATTTTCTGTTTAACTAAATCAGGTTGTTTGCCACCAAGTTTAGTTGGTAATTCTCCATACTTTCGTTTCTTCCCGCAATATGGACAAAACTTCCAATCATCTTCCCGCAATATGGACAAAACTTCCAATCATCTTCTAAATATGCCTCACACCAATAACAGTAAGCTTTATGAGCCTTCTTGTATTTTTGTTCAAATGTTTCTATTTCTTTCATACGCTATTCTAATGGTTAGATTTCACAGGTAATGGTGGTTTTGGACAATCTCCGCTATATCCATGAAATTTAAACACCTCTTCTCCCTCTGGCATGGGCTCTCCACAAAGCTCACAGAATGCTTGGGACTGGTTTAGACAGTCTTTGCAACCTTTTTCTCTTATCTCGACAGGTTTATCTTTCGCTGGACAGCGACATTGAGAGATTATATTTCCACATGAACATTTAATTATTTTGTGCATATTTAGTGATACCTAGTAAAATCAAGGTCTTTACCAATTACAATAAAGAATCCCCATCGAAAACCCCGTCTATAATGCCTGCCTACACTTGGAAAGAACCTGATAATTAACTTATTGTCTTTAATTTTTATATAAAACTTTTTATTCTTTTTCATACGCTATTCCCTCCCTTTAGATGGGGGAGTCACAGTAGTCTTTCTCTTTTTAACCATGCTATACACTCACAGCTAAGAACATAATTATAATTCTCATATTCTGTTTGAAATCTCATTCTTTTATTGCCGATTTTTGCTTTTAACTCATAAACAGTTCTATAATTACCCCGTAAGTTATTACTCATCAATTCTGTTTCAGTAAACCTAAATGCCTTACCTGTTGCTTCATTCTTTGCCTTAAATTTAGGTTTAAGAGTAATTGCATCCAACCAAGCAGTTTTAGGCAAACTATCAGTAAATTTGTACCAAGCATATCTGTCCATTCCTCCACGAAAACCAATTATTGAAAATTCAAGACCAACTCCTTTATTTTTTAAAAAATCCATTATTTCTTTTGCACTATATCCCCAAAGCTTATTTAGCACTTCATAAGAATCAAAAACCTCTCCTAATATTTTTTTAACTTGTTTTTTCATAATTTCCCCCTTACCCTCTATTCCTGAGAGTCCTCCTTAATTTTATTTACACAAGTAGCACAAAACTCCATAGCTCCCTTTTTTGGCTGAATCTTCTCCCAAGTAAAGGTAAATCCATTATCAGGCCATAAATACCTTACTTGCATATTACAAAGAGATTTAGAACCAATTTCAGGATTGATAGTAAAATGTCTTTTACCTTGTCTATTATTTTCACCTTCTACAGGTTGTGAAGGATGAGTAACTAGGCATACTATGTATTTTTTATATTTTAAATATTTCATAATCTCCCCCTTGGTGTATTAGGTGTTAAGCCTCACGATAATCTACTATCCCAAGTTAGTACTTGGGGCAAAAGACTAATAATCTTCTTCTTTAAAGAAATATCTCCAAATCAAATATCCTATTACAACTAAGATAAGAGGAAATTTATATTTTTTTATAATATCTATTCCCCCATCAATTCCTTTTGAAAGAATATTTGATGCGTCTGATACTACATCTTTTAACTGCTTATCCATAACTTTTTTAATTTGTTTTTTCATTTTATTAAAAGATTAACTATAAAACCAATTATTTGATCTATATTGTTCACAAACCTCCAAAACAAAACAACTATTCCTAAATAAATTGCATATCTAAAAATTCTTGGCATACGTTTCATCTTTTTAACCTTCACCTCCTCTCTAGTTTTTTCATTATTTCTTTTTAATAACTTATATTTCTTATCAACTCTTTCTTCATCTTTATCTTCAAGAACTACAAGAGATAAATCTATTCCATTAACAAATTCATAAAGATATTTATTGCATTTATAACAATAATAAATTAATCCACCTGAAAACAGACCCCCTACATGTTCTAAACAATTACTCTTATCATGCCAATGAAATGAAAAATTGTTCATAGCAAGAAATATAAAACCCAAAATTAAAACTGTAATTATAAATGCAATGATTAAAATCATAATCCTTTCATCCTCTCCCTTGTCCTAATAAATAAATTACATATAAAGTTGCTACTACTCCCCAGATAAAAGAAATAAAATTATTCATAGATTTTTAATTCTCTCCTTGTAATCTGCTTCTATAGCCTCATAATCAGCAATCCTGTATTTGACTGGTATTCTTGCTTTACTAACAATCTCATCATAGGTCGCCAAACCAAGTTCATCTATCAACTTACGGGTAAAGATTTGGTATTGACCTCGACCCCAAATATTACAGCCTGCACATTGAGGTCTGACTACACGCTCCTCAAAGAGTATTGCGTTATTACGACCACCTATGCCGTGTCCTGCATTCATATTCTTGTAATCAGTGATCTTTCCGCATGTATAACATCGAACACATTTATCAAACTCCTCAGTGTCTTTCAACCTTACCCACAGGCTAAATGCCTTCCATGCCTTTTTTTTAGCACTACTTAATGTTATTTTTTTCATATTTTATTTCCCTTCATATTGCCACATAACCGCATTACAATAAGCATGTACAGCTCCCTGAGTTTCATCGGTCACATGATTGTGTTGTAGATGTACTGGATATTTCAGAAAGTTAGCTGGAAAATAATCCCAATCAATTATTTTGCCTGTAATCCGTTTTGGTGGATCTTTACTCAAATCCTCTTTACAATAAAAACACTTACCATTTTGAGATTTAATGTAATCCTCTCTGACCGTTCTTCTCTCTTGTAGTGTTAATTTTGAATATTTTTTCATATCTTTAAAATCATCCCCACAATCATTCCAATAAGAAGTAACCCTCCAAATGCTATCTCGCCTATTGTTAACTGCCTATCTGATAAATGTTTAATGGTCATATTATTGATTTGCTTTAAAAAACGCATTTGCAAATCCTGCTGGTGTGATTGAACGTAATTCTTTTCTTGTTCTTTTATTGCCGGGCACTTCATCAACGGGACTTTTTAATGCTTTAATTTCCGACATAAGCAATGCATCGAACTTCTTATCATTCTTCATCACCCATTTTTCCAATTTAACCGGTTCGTTGAAATATCCCCATAGAGCTGTATTCTTCTTATAACCATCACCAAATTCATAAGGCTGAAACGTATATACCGGCTTTCCTATATGCCATTTCAACATACCAAGATTAGGGTTTTCTAATGCCCAAAACTTTAAAGGTGGTAATTTTTGGAATTGGTTATGCAGCGTCCGCTGACAAGCGCTTATAATCTCAAAACATTTATTGACCAATGCCATACTGTTAGTTAAATCTCTGGGTCGTTTTGGACTCAATCGAACAAAACTAAACATGGTACAGGGTGGAGCTGCGAGAATACCGTAGACATCCTTTGGATCAATCACAAGTGCGACACCAGTATCATCACCGGCTCTAAAATTTATCTTATTATCTTCAAAAGTGGTATACATAATGTCATATTCAGGAACAGTGATAACCTTCACATCATAGCCAGCCTTTTTATATGGCCTACTCCATGCTCCTGTTCCTCCGCATAAATCTAAAATAATTTTGTTTTCGTTATTCATACTTTCTCTTTCTGCGTGGTATTAAGTCCCGATTTAATCGGGATAAGCTGCCACGCCTCTATTTCAACCTCATAACTACCCAAAGTAATCCCAACAACATCGCTAGAGCTAGTAAATATAATAAATTTTGTTGGTTTAGCATATTATGTTTTCTTTTTTAATAACTTCTCTTTTGCTATTTTTAAGCTCCGCGCTTGTAAAACTATCGTCTCCTGTCTGCTTCTCTTAGTTGCCGGATCGGCATACTCTTTTCTTAATTTATCTAACCTGTCGTCTATTTCCTGTATTGTAAGCATATTTGTAAATATTATCGTCTATATGTCTATATAAAACTATATCACTGTTCTTGCGGCTACGCCGCCTCTACCCATAACTTTGCTCTATTCCCTCTGCCTAGATCTTCTCTCCGGTAGGTTCCTAGTCCTCCCTCTGGTATGGTTGTTACTTAATACCAGATAAGTGTTTCTATTCACCGTCTGAGTGAGTCTGAGTAGAGAGCCGACTAGTCCATTTTTATTCGCAAACTATTACTAGAAAATGGCGGTTGCCGTATCTGCTATCCAAAGTAATCTCTTACTTCTATCCGCCCGCCACTTTGCGAGTAACGAGCGAGTAGAAGAACGCAAAGTTATGTCAAAGAACTAAAACCTAACTGTTCAGGCTTAACTAATACTTGTCTACTTACCCATTCGCCACGCTCATTTTTATATGTTTTCCATGTCATCTCTTGTTTTTGTGGTTGACGGGTGGTGATAAGATAACCTTTTTCTTTAAGCTCTTTGACTCGTACTGGAAGCTGGATATATTTCATTCTCCATTGATAAGAGTTCATTCCTCTAACACCCGATCCTTTAAGGACTTGTAATATTTCTGATTGCTGTTTATTTAATTTCATATATTCCTTTCTACCCACTTTATGAGTCTCGCTTTAGTATTGAAAACAAAGTATTGACTTCCGGTTGATTTCGAAGCACTTAATTCATAACCATTTTCTCTTTTAGTGATATTGATGATTAAATACAGTTCTTTTGGTTTAACTTTCTTCACAGGCTCTTTAGGTATTACGAACTTGACGTTATCCATATTCCATGACTCACCGTCATATGGTTGTTTACGGGGCTTGGTGACCTTTTTAGAGGGTTTAAGAAGTTCTAGTTCAGATAAATTATAGACACTATGTTTTTCTCCTGCACTACCTGTTAAAGTTGCCCAACCATCTTTAGTGATTGTTTTTATTTTCCCAATCGAACCGATGGAGTCGCAATGGTTACCATAAATACAATCAATAATTTTTACTCTGTCGCCTATTTTAAATTTATATTCTTTTTTCATATTTCTCTTATGCCCAAAATAAAGAGAATGGGCAGTAACTCATTTTAATAATTTCAATTTATTTATTCTTCTAGTCATCCATAAATCGATTTTTTTAATGGCGGCACTCTCGGCACTCCAGGCGGCACTCTGATGCGCTTCACAAGGACACTTTTTATATGCTATCGCTGCTTCGATTGCTTTTCTTGGTCGATCATCGTTTGGGTATACATCTTCAAAATTTTTAAGAACTAATTTAGCGCAGTAGATAGCCAAATCAACACTATCTCCTTTTTGCCATTTATATGCTTTAACTATTCTCATTTCTGAGTAAGCTTCTTTATCATTCTGAATATCAGATGCGCCTTTACATTCAACAACGGCCAAGATTTCTCCTTGAATATATGAAAATGCTTGGTAAACTTTTTTGGAGCAATGGAAACCTCTTTCACATAACTTAACAACTCCTTTTGTCTTTTTCCATTCTCCAATTGTCCAAGCCTCATTACCTGAGTCAGATTTAATTTTTCCGTTTATTTCTCTTAAAAATTTATATCTAGTTATCATAATTCTCTTTCTTAAAAGCTAGGCATTTTATTATTAAGGACTTCATGTCCACCTAGCCTTTAACCAGTGCTACTGCCTTTGAGCCAAATTCTTGCCTATTATTGACTCAAAGTAGTCGGAGTCATACTTCCAGTATTGCGTTTACTGGGTATTTAGGCTTCGCATGGGTGTTTTGCACCCTCTTCGGTCAGCCAGCCGCAAGCACATACCCGACTACTCTCAATCAACAATTTAAAGTTCTCTCCTGATCAATTAATAAAACCCTCTAATAATCACTAAATTCCGGTTCATCATTTATCTGTCTTTCTGGAATAGCTGGTGTCTGTATTGGCTGTGGCCATTCTTTATATTGGCACCCATATGATTGCTTTGTCTGAAAATTATATTTATTGTTTTCGCATTTAATAGGTGCTTTGCTTCCTACTGCTGGCTTAATAAGTCTTCCTCCATCCGTAGGGCATGTGCGACCTTCAATATATTCAACTGGTGCAGATGGTTTTTTACCAAAGCTATTTTGAGCTAAAGGTGTAAATCCGCTTTCAAGCCAATTTTTTTCCATAGCCTTCATCTTAAACATAAGTGTACTTGCCTTTTCATCTCGCATAGTGAACAGCCATTCAAATCCGTCTTTACTTTTAATTTTTACTGTTGCACTTGCTGGTGCTTCTGGTAATACATTTTTTTGTTCGTTTTCCATATTATTTTTCGCTAACTCCTTCCTGAGCTACATATTTTTCTTCTAACTCTTTGCAATCTTCATTCATACGATTACCAACTGCGCATCTTGTATACCAATTACCAAATTGATCTTTACCCCAAAACCCTAGAGGATGAACCTGACACCACTTCTTCTCTTGGTTTGATCTCTCTACAAATGACACACTTGGCTTATACATTATTTAAATACCTCCTCTAACTCTCTTTGTGTCTTTGGCTTCATCTTACTGACAGCGTTTTTATTAAGCTCTAGAACCCCATGAGTTATCTCTTTTGCTAGTTCGTTCTGAGCTTCAGCGTTAACTAAAGTTCTTTCAGAGATTATTTGATTAACTAATCTTTCAATTTTTGTACTGTATTTCATTATTTCTCCAATTCTTCAAACTTTTTCTTCAATAAATAACATTCAATTTTCGTTCCTCTAATATATTTACCAAGTAAATCTTTGTTAATCTGTGCCCATGTCTCAAGGTCTTTAAAACCTTCTTCAATCTTTTTCCATGCTTCATCTTGTAATAATATTGTTTGATCGTTCATAGTTATCTGTTTAAATCTAAGCATCTAACTGGTGCACTTTGAATTGATAATCCACTACAAGCTATTCTTAATTCTTCCTTTGTTTTTGCATTGTTAACACGATCATTAATCTGAGTCCAACTAACAAAAGCCAAAGCTATTAATCCTACCATTACTGCTAATGTTACTAATGCTATTTTGTCCATAGTTAGTACCAGTTATGCTCCTTCCAGAATGCCCATGCTTCTTTAGGTGTGCCATATCTTGATTTGATATAGTTAAACCCAAACTTGATTTGATCTTCTAAGTCAGTGCCACCCATCTTTGAACAAGGAAGGGCTTGGAATAACCCACACGCTCCACCATTTGGATTGACAGCCTTTGGATCCCAACCAGACTCATGGATTACTATCTGATCAAAAGCATCTACCTGATCCTCTCCGAACTCAATTTTGACTAAAGAAAGTACAATTTCTCTTGTCTTCATATCTGGATTGACTTTCATAGGCAGATCGACAGTAAACTTCTCAGTGTATGGAGCTGAAGCATCTGCCTTAGGAGCATTAACAATAGGCATTAAAGCATTAGTTAAAACAAAAACTACTAAAGTCATTACAGTTGCTTTGTAAATAATCCTTTTGAATTTGTTTAAGAACTTAGCTAAGAGTTTAAGTAGGTAGAAAAAGATAATAATTACTAAAGCAATTGGATAAGCGATAACATCAGCTACTTTTTTTTCCGGTGCTCTTAATGGTTCGTGCAAGAGGTTTTTCATTTATCTCCTTTCGCTTTTGGAAATCTGCTTCTGACGGCTTCAACTGACATACTGAGGATTTTTGATATATCTGTATAAGAATAGTCAAACTTGGTGTAGAGATGCTGAATTACAAGATTTGTAGGCTTGTTATAGTAGATTGATAATTTGCTTAGAGCCTCGTTAAACTCGAGCTGATTGCCCTTTGGTCTAGATTGTGTTATAATTTTCTTAGTCATAAAGCTGTTTTCGTTTAGAGAACAGCTTTTTTTTTGTGAGTTAGACTAAAATTTTCGGACTAGGCCCACAACTTTAGTACGAAAGTTTTAATTGCTGTTTCTAAATCTGTCCCTATGGTAGCATACTTTTTTTCTGGTGTCAAGAGCCAGTTTAAGGCTAAATAATTTAATTATATTTTAATAATGTTTTAATATTATTAACTTTCAGTTCGCTAACTCACCGAATAAAGTGAATGAGTTAACAAACTTCAAGTTATATATTATAAGATCGGGGAGAAAAAAGCGAACGGCAGAACTGCACGTTTCACTGTTATCCCGCCTCTTTAAAGCGTCAAAAAATCTAAATCTAGACCAGATTAATAATTTTCTTCTAAGCCTAATTGAGTCGGGGAGGAAGGCAACTTACGTCAATGATTACATCGACACACTAAGAGTTTACGGCAGGTTTATCAAAGATGACAGGTTCAATTCGTTAGAATATTTTAAAGAAGATATTTTTATCCAGGCGACCATGTCTGATGCGGAGATTGAGGCTTTTCTCTCCCTGCCCCCGCCGACTAACGGTGAGAGAGTAAAGAATAATTACGCAGTTTGGACATTATTTTTTAAAATCTTAGCTTATTCGGGAATGCGGCCAGGAGAAGTCGCCCACCTAGCAATCGACAGAGTAGATTTCGGCCGCCAGGTCTTTGTTTTAGAAGATACGAAGACTAACACCCCCCGCTACGTTCCCATCGCTCCTGCGCTTCTTAGTGACCTCACAGATCATATTAAAACCCTAACTGGCGATAAGCTATTTCCCTCTACCAGAGGGGGAAAGTTTAGGCAAAACGGAGTAGTTAATGATGTAGACTGGGGATATAACTTCCACTCAAGAATTAAACGATTGGGGATTAAAAGAAAAAACCTCCGCCCCTACTCTCTAAGGCCTTCATTTATTACTAGAATGTTAGACGAGGATGTGAATATTTTTAAAGTTCAGAAGATTGTCGGCCATAGACAAATCTCAACCACTGCCCACTATACCCACCTAACGACTAAAGATATAACCAGAGCTATAAATAAAGACCCTTTATCAAGAGCAAGCCTGCCCTATTACGAGAGGTTAAAATTATTCCGGGAAGGGACACGTAAATTACTTGAGGATTTAGCGCAATCCCCCGAAGAAGAAAAAGAAATGCTTAATAGTCTTTAACCCAAAATTGGTTGCCCCAAGTTCAAAGGATAGAACTCTACCTGTTGTTACAAATATTGCTCTCAAGGGGCAACCTGCTTGTGCTAAGACTCGAGATAAACAAAGCGCAAACGTTTATTTTGGGTCGCTCGCGTGCTAGAAACTTATTCAGTTTATCACATTTTTTGATTAATTTCCCTGTTTCAATTTTCTAAAAAAATCAATTCCTACCCCTATTATCCAAACTTTAAAAGCAATTAATAGTTCTGATCCTGTTGCGCCTTTTTGTAATAACTCTAATTCGACTAAAGCAACTGGTGCTAAAAAGATAAGAGCATTTTTCCCCAAGCGCTTCCATTCATCTTTATTCATTCTCCATTTTTGACTATATGACTCAACGTAAAACATCATCTAAATCACCTCCTAGTTCTATCTCTAAATACCCATAACTCCCCTCAACTCTTGAGGAGATGACAGTATAGTTAGAGAAATAATCTTTAGTAAACTCAGGTAGATAAAAACTCATATGTGTAAAATATTTTTGATTGTGTCAATAATTTTCTGCAAATTACTTTTAACGATTGGACTTCTGGTTTTTTTAATCGCGGCGTCTGCTAAACCTTCAATAATCGGCTGGACATTCTTCACCACTTCCTCGTGGGGCTTCTGAAGGGCGGCAATCGCCTTTAGGGCGTCTTCTACGTTAGCAACGTGTAATTGGTCAAAGAGACTTTGTCTGTCTTTCTCGGCCTTTATGCCACTGTCTATAGCGGTGGAGTCTTCTTCAAACTTTTTCTTATAATTTTCAAGTAACGTAGCGTCTGCCAGATTTACTTGGGAAAGCTGGGTTTTAAGTCCTTGATTTTCACCCATTAAGTTTGTATTTCTCTTTAATTCTTCTTGATAAAGGTTCCAATTATCGTCTCTGGCTTTACGAAGCTCATCGACAACCCCTTGGTTTTCTAAAGGCAAACTTTTAGGGTGAAACCAGCCTAAAACTGATCTGTAACTGTAGTGTTTAATGTGGCAGTTCGACCCTAAAGGATCGTTTTGTTCTAGAGCATCAAACCCATTAACATCCGTATTCTCTCCGGTTGCTATTCCTACGTGACCTGCCCCCCCATTATATGAGCCTGCCCAAATAACAATATCACCCTTTAAAGGAAAGTTGTCTTTTGCATTAACTATTTGGTCGTAAAAGATACCTGCCTGATCGAAGATTTGATAGGCATTATCTCCTGTAAATCTTTGTCCCCCAATCCATCTAGAATAACCATTGGCAAGATCAAAGCACTGATCCCCGTAGGCTCCGTCATAGTCACAGTAGATACCATTAAAAAATGTTATAAACTCTTGTACTGTCATTTTCCTCCTGCGTAAACTATAAAATGCGGCAACATACTCATTCCTTGGACAGCGATATTTTTTATTAGAGGTAAATTCTGAACAATTGAGACACTAAGGCCTCCGGTTAAAAACCAACGCCATTTCTCAAGATTGGTAAGTCTTGTATTGTGTTCTTTTAATGCTTCTTTCACTTCTACATTTGTCATAGATTGATAATATTGACTTTTTTTGTTAAAATCCCCAGACTATATTTATCAATCTTCCGGTGTAATGCCCCCTTCTTTGTCCGGAAGATTGAGGAGGGGGTATTAGACCCCTCCAATCTAAATAAAATTAAATAAAAATGCTCCGCCAGTTGTTACCGGCTGAACAGGCATGATTGAAATTTGAGCTGTAACCATACGGCCAGAGGTGCTTCTTGTCCAGGTCTGCGTATAAGATCCAGCAGGAGTTATGGCTCCATTACTATCTCCGATAGCATCTCTAGGCGCGCCAACAGCCTGCCTTTGTGTTACATTAGTGCTGGCTGACAGCACGCCACCATCTACCGTGCAAACAATAATTGCCCATGAGTTATCCTTAACCGTAGTTACGGCAGTAGCTAGAGAGGTAACACCTTCAGCGGTATTAGAACTAGTTGCATCAGGTTGAGTAACTTGATCGGCTCCAGTATAAGATACGCCAAGTCCTACCATTGCTACTGATGAACTTGCAGAAATAACAATATCGTGAGTGCCTGTTGCTGGAGCTTTAAGATGCCATAATTCTGCCCAGTTGTTTTCAGTTCCAGTCGGAGCACCTTTTGATATGCCCTTTGTTAAAGCTACCCCATTGTATGTAATGCCTGTGATAACATCGGTAGCAACACCATTCAACGTTACTCCGACAACTAAAACAAGATTACTACCAGTACAGGTATGAGGAAATGTCAAACTTGTAGCACCCGCTGTACTACTAGATGATGCTGCGTCAAATGCTAATGCCATATTTTAACCTTTCTAAAAAGTTCCATAGCTATAAGTTTTGTCCTACAATAAAGCCGTCATAAGAAGATGCCGCTATTGTTATGAAGCTAAAAATATCTGCTTTATTTGCAGTTGTAGTAAGAGTTGGAGTAGACGCAGAGGGCCATCTGACAGTTGATCCAGGAAACCAAGAAATTAATCTTGAACCCGTAGCGTCTTGAACCGCCCGTATAAGAAATGCTTGTCCAACTGTTGCATTCGATACATATATAGAAGTTGTCGTATCTGAAAGAGTAATCGTGTGTTTATTGGATCCCCCTACTCCTAAATTCATTGTAGTAGCACTCGCTGTGGTGGTATCAGTAATAAAACTTCCATAAACAACATTAGCGTTAATAGCTGAGGCAGTAATAGATGAAGATGTAAGATTTCTTGAAGCTGTCATATCACTTGCTGAAATTGTTGAAGCAGCAACTGTCCTTAAAGCAGTAATATCACACGCTGAAAAATGACTTGCTGTTACTGTTCCCGATGCAGTTATATTACATGCCGTTATATTCGTGTGGTAACCTAACTGATTATGCTGAAGAAGGAGCATATCTATTAAATCATTCCAGCCTTTAGCGGTGACAAGGATTTCTACAACTGCTCCTGCGGCGTGGGATTGCGCTGTACCTTCAACCCCTCTCGTACAGGAAGTAAGATTAGAGCCAGATACAACACCAATAACTGTTTCTTCAAGAGATGAAGTGGCGGTACCATTTGCATCAACGCGGTCAATTGTTGCCACAACAGCCGTATCGGTTGGTAAATTCGTTGTTGAAGCTAGGGGCACAGTAGTAACTGAAGCATCAGAAACCCCTGCGGCTCCAATCTGACCTACCCATCTTCTTGATAATTTTTTAAGTAAATCTGTATTTGCTGCCATATTAATTTAACCAACTGGAAGGCATCTTGGCTGGCAAGAGCGTTCCTTTCGCTTGTAAAGATAAAATCGTGTAATCCGTATCTGCGGTACTGGAGTAGACCTTAAATTGAATTGCATAGATTTTGGCCCGCTTCTTAATCGCTGCCTTAACCGTTGACTGGGTAAAAGTTGAGGGCGAGTCAAGCAGATAGACAGCCCAACTGCCAGCACCACCTCTTGTTGAAGAACGGGTGGAAGAAGCAACAACCGCGCCAGCTAAATCTGCTCCAACTCCGGTATTTGCGGCAAAAGAGGTGATTGTGGTTGAAGCTAGGGTAGTAAATGAGTTACTTTTTCCTATTCCTAAAATCTGAAAGTTTACAATTCCACGAGGACGGCCTAGTTCAACGATTGCTTCCCGAAGACTTAAAATGTCTGTTTTCTTTTTAGATACAGCAATAAGAGGAGAGATGTATGACTGCGTAAATGCTGTGCCCAAGTCATTGAGTGTATTTTCCGATAATTCAATTAACTTAGTGCCTGTTGTTGGAATATATAGGAAGTGGGTTATACCGCTTGTATCGGTGTACTCTAAGAATTGTTTAGCTCCGTTTGTCCAGTCAACAGCCCAATTATCACGCTCCGTATCAAGGACAATTATCCTATCGTTACCAGACGTTGAGGTGGGAACTGAGATAAAAATTTTTGCATCGTAGAAATATGCGCAAATATTAGGTATTCCGCTTTGTGTTAATGACCTCCAATAATTTCTGATAACTGAAGATTTTTCATTCGTTCTTAAAATGCCATAAAAGTTTCTTTCGGGGCCCAAAAAAAACAATCCTTTTCTATTTGGAAAAGCTATATCGTTATTTGTTGCGACAACTCCCGCAAGGGACTCAGTACCAAAAGAACCAACTACCTTAACTGCCGATGGGACTGAAAAAGAGGTAGTGCCGACTGTGACAGAGGAAATATCTATCTGCCATACCGCACCCTTACCATCAGGAGTTTTACAAAGAACTGTCGCTCTCCCATCTCCTGTACCCGATTGATAATGCTTCACTGCTACTGGTGTTTCCCTACCGCCTTTTTCAAGGTTGATCCATCCACCACCGTAAAAGTCTGAGAACGTTCCTATAAATTGTCCTGTACCTGAAAAATAGACAGTATACATATTATTTGAGTCATTTGTTGCCCAGATACGATTTCCCGATACGCACATGGAAATAAACTTAGGGGCCGCGGTGGTATTTGATAAAGGAGGTACAACGTAAGGATTAATCTCGGTACTCCCATCATCCGTAAAATTAGTGTCAGTCGTTGAAGTAACAAGTGCCTCCTGTCCTGTCGTGTCTGATACATAAAGCTGATAGCGTGTTGCTCCTGATGAAGCAGTCCATGACCATGTAAGCTTATCTGTTCCGGCGATCCATGTATCACGGGCTTTATTTACAGTAATTGATGCTTCAGTTGAGCCTACAGTCTCACCTACATCATTTAACGCTGTTGCTTGTGCATAATAAGTGAATGATCCACTTGTTAATCCTGATGCTACTCGTGAAGCTGTTAAATTAGTGGGTGCAGAAATTGATGAATATTGCGTTAGCGTTGAACCATTATAACGAGTTAACGGATCAGTGCCGTTTGCGATATACAAATAGCCTGAGATTTGCAAAAAATAACACTGTACTCCCGCGGTAAAAGTAGCACCTGAGATTGATGTAATAGAACTGCCATCAGTAGATTTATAAGCTACTCCATTAGATATGGCGATTAGCTCAGTTGTGCCATCAGATTTAACGAACTCCGCTGCTCCGTCTGGATTAGCTGGGTATGTTGCACCGTAGTAAGTAGTTCCCCACTTTGTCTTCCAAAGACCATCTTGTACTTGGATTTGGTTTGTTGAGTCGAAAGCATATTCAGGAGCCATACGAGCTTCGTCCACAAGCTTATTTGACCCCTTATTAAATTGGTCTATTGTTATTAAGACTTCTTTTGCATTTGTTTTTTGTGAATTTACGAATTTCATATTCCAAATCCGGCATCTAAACCGTTATCTGTTTGATTTTGTGCCGGCATTTCATTTCTTGTTTTCATGGCTTCAAGTTTTTGAGTTGCTAATTGAAGTGATTGTGCGTTACCCTCTTCTTTTGTGAGTTCTGAAAGAGCATAATAAACGGCAAACATCGGATCAGACATTTCAAAGGTATCTGAACCGGTTGACACACTTGAGGCATATTTGTAGTAGTTATAGTTAATTGTTTGGCCTGAAGTAATTGTTAGGTTAGGATTAAATTCTAAAGTGGGTGACCCATCAAGTAAGAAATAACACCAATTCCCCTTATCATTTTCATATAACTGTACATCTTCCTGTCTGATAACTCTATATGGGGTTTTATTAGTTCCTGTACCTAACCAGACATATCCAGAGCTAGGGAACCTAAAAAGCGTTGGGACAGTATATGAGGTAGCTGTAGTAGTAGTCTTATCTCCGTCTGAAGCATCAGCAAGCTTAACATAGAGCTCTTTCCAGAGCATACCTTCTTCATTTTCCCAGATATTGATTGCAGTATTAAGCAGGTCAGTCCAGACTGTATAATCTTCATCTCCGCTTGTGGGAGCTGTAGAGTCAAGCTCAAGGAGTGTGTTGAGCTTTGTTATTGCATTAGTTAATGTGGAAACGATTTTTGCCATAGGTTAAGTAATAAATTTCCTAACCTATAGACCCTAAATACAAAAAAAGCGCACTCCCCTAAAGGATGCGCCTCATTCAAAAACAAAGTTGAATATTGACTGCCCTGATATTACGCCAATTGAACACTGTTTGTCAAGCCTTTTATTTTGGATGGCTTCATAATTTTATAACTAATCTTTGCAGAAGGCATTGTAAGCTTGATTTTACTCATCTTTGGCTTTGTGATAACTTTAGCATTTGATAATTTAATTGTCGGTGATTTCCTTTTAGTGAATTTGGTAAGTGTGACTTTTGCGGGTTTTACTTTGGTAATTCTTATCTTGCCTTTCTTCCCTGTTCCCGTACCTGTTTTTACCAACGAATTTCCTTTTGCGTCTGTTTTGATTTTCTTTAAGGCTGTTGCTTCTTGTTTTGAAATTAATCCCTGATCAACAAGATTATCTAATACACCGTTACTTGCAAATTGATCGCCTGCTGAACTGACGACCCTTCCTGTTATTAACTGTTTCAAAAGTTCATCATGACTCATGGATTGGACTTTAGAGGCAATGTACTGTGTTTTGACATTCTCTGAATGATTAGCCTTGTATGCATACTCAAGCTGTGATGAGTCAACTCCTAGTTGTTTGTATGCTGCGTCTTTTTGATCTTGTGGAAGATTGGTTTTGTATATACTTAATGCTTTATTAATTTGCCAGTTTTGGTTTGTATAAGCATCAATACCTGATCCAGTAGTCGGAGGATTAAGATCAATTGTTTTTACTGAACCATTATCATTGTAGATGATTTTATTTCCCACATTTTGAACGAGTCCCGTTAATTGTGCTTTTTGTTTGGCAATACTTTCCTCCGCTTTTGCCTGTAATTGGGATTTAACATCTGGTTTTTTTTCTGCCGCCGCTGCTTGCTCTAATCCTGTAAAATCTGGGTTTTTACCTTGTAAGATCATTTTCTTTGCAGCATCGATATTTTTATTTAAAAGACTTTTCTGTTGCAACATATCATAATTTTCTTTTTGTAATGGCCTTTCACTTGTAGTTCTAAAGGGTGATAAAGCATTTTGAGCTTGATTTTGATTAGGGATAGGCTCACCTGCTTTATCAGTTCTTGCTGGAACAGTCATTGAAAGTCCAGGTATTTGAGTAAATAACTGCTGTACTTGTTGTTCTAAAAATCCAGCATCAGTATTAACTTTCCTTTGATAGGGATCAATAAGTCTCGCCATCCAACCTAAGAGAGCTCTATATGGAATAAGTTGTTGAGGATAATTTGAGACAAATCTTGCCATTGCTTCGGGACTTCCCTTAGCTGCTGATACTAAATCTCCAATATTTTTAACATATGATTGATCGGCAAAGAAATTTCCATACTTAGCAGCGACATTTAAGATAACATTTAATTGATTTTGATTAATTGTTTTATTTTGCTCTGCATCATGTAGGGCTGAGATAAAAGCTATTGGGAAGCCAATTGCCGGAGGAAGCTTTGCATAAGATACCCAATTATTACCTATTTTAATAGCATAAGGTTGCATCCCCGCTGCTCGGAAAGCTGCTTTTTTCGTTGGATCAGTAGGCTCTGCCCATGTGGTTCTACCACTTGCTACAAGTATAGCTGTCGCTGCTGCTGCACTAGAGCCTAAAATAGCTTTTGATAATTGTTCTATTTTATTTGGCGCACCTTTAAGAGTTAGAAAACCAGCTGGAGAATATTCGACACCTTGTTTTAGAATATTCATAGGCGTTTGAACAAATGGTAAAGTAAATTTAGCAATCGTACTTGTAATAGGATTTGAGCTATTTCTAGCTTTTTGAATAAGTCCAGTAAAATCATCTATAGAATTAAGAAGTGTCCCCTGACGCTTTGTATGTAACTCGCTTCTAAAAAGTCTATACTTAGCATTATCTAATGCTTGAACCTCAGGAGTTGGTACATTTACTCCTTTACTCTTTCGATAATTTAATGCTGCCATTTCTCCACCCTGAGTAAGCTTTGTAAAGAATTGATCTGATGCCTCAAGAAGTCGTGTCGGAAGATTAAGATTACTTACTTTTTTACTTGTGCTGAGTGGTATTTGTCTGACATCTAAATTACCTGTGACTATTTTCCCTCGTAGTGAATTGGCAAATTGATGTGCAGCATCATGCAAGCTTCCCCAGTACCCTTTAGCGTATTGTGCTCCTTCAGCTGCAAATTGTGTTTGTGGTTTACCTGTCAATTTTGATCCTAAGAAGTCAAGTGTACCTGTTAAAGTTTTCTCAATAGGTGCGACAAATCCGCTATTAAGAAGGTTTGATGTAGCATTAATAATATGGGTATTTGGAGACGAGAGCATTGAATTATAACGGATCAAATCTATCTTTTCCGCTAATGTAGGTTTAATGAATTTTCTATAAAAATCAGTCGCTTGTTTAAGATCATTAAAATCAACACCTTTTGCTGCCTTCGTTACTTTGTCAGCGTCTTTTTCTACTTTAAGTACCGCATCTAAAATTGCATCTCGTGAGGTGATGAGATTTGGATCAGCACCGATACTAAATGACTGCAACTTACGGGCTATATCTGCTCCATGAGATTTAATAGCTAAAAGATTATCAATATACGCTTTATCTACTTTTCCTGATTGTGCGGCAGCCGCTAATTGTTGACGAGTTCTAAGAAGCCTTGCTGTAAAATCTTGAGTTTGTGATCTATCAACAACACTATTTAATATTTTGGCTGAGTTATTAGCTGTTTGGATAACTTCCTGATTAGAGAGTTTTTTACCTACCACTTGTTCTATCTGTGGCTTAACTTCCTGAATAACTTGATTTACCTGTTGTTTAGCCTGTGGTGAGACATTCAATTTATTGGTATTAAAGTAGGGGTTTTCAGAATTGGGTATTTTTGTTATACTACCACCTGATGAGCCCCCCGACAAAGAAGAAGGATTTTTGGGATTATTTAATCCAATTTCTGGTGTTTGCAGCGTTTGTGTGGATAATTCTCCATTATGTACCGGGAGGGGGGTGCTCGTACCCATACGATTGTTAACCTTATTTCCCCGTACGTTCTCAGTTGAAAGCCCCAAACTAAATCTATTCTTTGTCTTTCCAATAGCCTGAAGTGTTGCATCAAAAGCATTTGCTAATTGTTTGTTAGTTAAATCCTTAGCTTTTTGTCCAAAGACATCCGTTGCAATTGCCTGTATTTCCTGCCCTAACTGACCGTAGTTTTTCTTACCTCCTGTTTTTTGAACATCAATTACAAAATCCATAATTTTTTGAATTGTTGGTTGGTCTGCTACTTTTGTAAGATAACTAGCTGCCTTAGCATAAGCAGGTTTTGCAAAACCAAAATTAACAGCACCAGTCATAGCTCCACCTGTTCTATCGAGATATGCTTGCGTTGTTTCGTTTTGTTTTGGTGGCCCATATGATTCTATAAGAGATTTTTTTATTTGATCTGGTATTTCTTGAACCTTTCCATTTAAAAAGCTACTAAATGGTGAGTTTTGTCCTAATTTCTGAGCTACCTGTAAATTAGTGGGGCTTTTAATTAAAGACGTATTAATAAAAGGAGCATTACCGATTGTTTTACCCACCTTATTCACTCCATTAACTATTGGTCGAACAAACTGCTGATTCCAGTTATAAGATTGACCACGCATAGCTTGATCTGTTTGACCTAAAAGATTATTTATTAAAGGATTCGGTCTTCCTGCTTTATAATTTGCAACTCGTACTGCTCCTGTTATGGGTTCTGTTAATGGCTCAATATATGGATTCATCAATACAGGATAGGTAAGGTCTTGGAGTCCCTCAAATGGCCCACGTTTCTTAACATCTTGAATAACTTTCCCAGCCCATTGAATAGGATTATTACCATTGTTGTTAAAGAATGGTTGTTGCTGATTCGCTCTAACTTGGTTTGCATAATTAGTTGCAGCTTGTTTTACTTGAGGACTTGTTAATGTTTGATGAATAAAATTAGCTTGCTGAACAATAGGCGCTCGTTGTACATCTTGTTTGACTGCCTGAACACCCTGATTAAACAGGTCTTTCAGTTTGTTTTGAAGATCGAGAAGCGTCATACATATTATCCAAAAATACTATTCTTTTGTTGGTCAGTATTATTACTAAATCCAAAGAGAGAGGGAGCAGTTGTACCAGTTCCTGAAATACCTCCAATTGGAGCAGCAGTTGGCATTGTGTAATTAGTCGTTGAAACTTGAGAAAGATTAGACTTTAGCTGATTAATGTCATTTGAATGGTTCATTGCCCATTGATCAAGAGCAGATTTCCTATTTACCGCCTCAGCTTGTACGTTTTGAAGCTGTTGTAAAGCAACATTAAGAAGATTTTGCGACAGACTTGCCAAATCCTGTCCCTTTTGAAGTTGTCCTTGAGCTTGTGCCTGTTTAAGAGCATTTTGTTGTTCTGAGAACCACTGAGCGATACCTGAAATTTGTTGATCTCGTTGTGAGGCGAGATTATTTACTTCCCCGTTATAAATTTCATTTAATCTTGACTCCCGTCCATTAATATCATTTTGAATATTTGCGTATTGTGCAGTGACATCTCCTCTCTGTTGAGAACCCAGTTTAGTTAAGGCATAAGAATATTGATTAGCCGCTGAAGAGTCCGCAGCTCCCCGCGCGCCCAAGTAAACATTTCCTGATTGAAAGAGATTTCTAATATTAGCTGAAAGATCGTTAAGCGTCTTAGCCTGTTGAGTATTAGCATTAGTTCTTTGGGTGCCCAAATCCTGAAGACCGAGGTTCTTTTGCGTATTAAGCTGATTTACTCCCTGATCGTATTGACTATTAGCAATACTTTCTTGTGCAGCTCTTTGAGATGGAAGACCATTGTTGAGAACATCATTAAGTGAATTAAAATAAGCGTCATAGCCTGAATTAATGTCATTTCTCACTTGAGCTGATGGATCAGAAGTTGATGTGTTAACAGCTGGAGCTGGAGCAGTTGCTCCTAAAACTTGACCACCACCAGTCGTTGGACTCGATTGAGCAACTCCAGTTCCTATAAACGGGACATTTACGCCCGGACGCGACTGAGGTGCATACGTTTGACTGCCTTTGTAATTTGCGTATCTTGGGTCTGTTTGACTTGAACCGTAAATCATATGATATAATCTCCTTGTGAATAAACTTATAGGCTTTATTGGCCTAATCGTTTTTATCTCTTTAAGTTATTTCTTTGTTAATTTAAGTCTTCCGCCAAAGGCTGTTAGTGTTGTGCCGACACCTACTCCAAAAGAAAATAGATACGATCCATTACCTAAACCTCTCTCTGCTGAAAAACTTACGGCACTCGTCAATAAATGGCGAGTCTCGCAAGGCTTTCAACCGTACGTAAAAAATGAAGATTTATGTCAAATTGCTATTGATAGATCAGATGAAGGAGCCGATAACCATAAAGGATTTTTAGAAAAATACTCTAATTTCCCCTCAGTAATCCAAGAAAATTTAGTGCAAGCTAGTAACGAATATTCTGCTTTATCCTCATGGTTAAATTCAAAACCACATCTCGCAACACTTGAAAAACCATATAAATATTCCTGTATAGCTTGTTATAAAAACCAATGTAATCAGATTTTTTCCAATCTCGAAAACGGAACACGATAAATTATTAAAGAGCTAGCACATTCCTGTGCCACCGCATTTAGGACATTTCTTTTTCTTAGCCATATATTTCTCCTTTCATTTTTTTCACACAAAAAAAGCCGTCCTTAGAACGACTTTCTAGAACCTAGAAAATTATTCTAAAAACGGCTTACCTGACAACCTCGTGTTGGCTCAGCCAAATAGATTAACTCACTTGTATCACTTTTTTTCTTATTTGTCAACTACCAAAGTGTGATTTCCATAAGTAGGTGTTTTTCTGTGACAATTTGCGCAAAGCGTTCTACCATTACTTAATGTATAACGTAACTCAGGATATAAAGCCCAAGATTTAATATGGTCAGCATTTAACTCTCCGTTGCCTCGTTTACCACATTTCTGACAAATATAGTTGTCCCGTTCAAATACTGCTTTCCTCCATTGTTTATATTCTCTTTTTTGCATTAAATATTGTCTTTCAGTTTTATGTAATTTTGACAATCCTCCTTGCCAATTCCAATGAGAGCTTTCAGACATATCTAGTCCACTACAATTTCTAGAACAATATTTTCTGTTTTTATAAAAACTATCTGATCTAAAACAATAAAATCTTTTATTGCAAACCTTACAAAACTTAAAATAACCTGCCGTAACCTTACGAAGACACTCATTAGAACAGTAGTTCCTAACATTTCTTTTTGCTTCACTAATACGAATTTCATAACCTTTCTTGCAGTTAAGACAAGTTTTATTAACTCTTTTTCTTGTTGGTAAGGCTGCGCACATTTGAGAACAATATTTACCTCTTCCTCGTTTAATAAAAGATGGGTATGTTCTAAAAAGCTTATTACAAGTTAAACAATTAAGCGTCATACTATAGATTTAAAAAATTCTGCGTATTTATGAATGTTGTTTTGAATCTGCCAATCTTTTTTAATAGTTTCAAAAGCATTCTCTCCCATTTTTTTTCTCTTTTCAGGATTATCTATTAAAGTTTTCAAATGAAAATACCAGTCTTGAGCTGATTTTGCCAATAAACCATTACTACCATTGATAACTTCTTGATACTGACGAATTGATTGGTAAATTCCTGGAATACAAGCAGAACTGGTTTCTAAATACTTTATATTACTTTTCGATCTTGTATATATATTGTCCTCTAAAGGTGCAACTAATATATCAGCCTCATCCATAAATTTAGGGAAATGATCATTAATCCACTTGTATATATCAGAGTCTCCATATCCTGTTTCGCATCTCATTCCCCACATATCTTTTAGTTTAGGCAGGAACGCACCAACGAATTTAATTGATACATTTGGGTATTCTTTCATAATCTTATCTACTCCGGTAATAAATTCCTGATTTGAAAGATCATCAAAATGAGTAGTAGATCCATAATGGAGTAATTTTATTCTCTCATTATTTTTAAATTCTGAACGATGTTTATATAGCTCTAAATCGACATAGTTTGGAAAGACTTTAATAAATTCTGCTCTTTTACCAGTATTATTAATTACAACATTTTTAAGATAGCTATTTGTAACAGTCATAAAATCAACTTCGTTACAGATAGCATTAAAATCAGATAGTGCTTTACTTCCTTTGTGATAAACAGAATAGGCTGGATTATCTTTTCTTATATCCCAAAGTGAGTCGTCTAAGTCCAGGATGATTTTTACCCCATGTTTACGAGCCATAGCACCCATAGCCGCAAATCCCCAAGGGTTAGCAATATAATTAAGATAAAAAATATCATGGGTTTTAGCGAGGTCTACCCAATCAGTTTTTTTACTAATATCAAATTGGGTTACTTCAATTTCAGTCTCATCATCTTTATACCCATGAAGATGTTTCATCGGTTGGATGATCCGGGCGAAATCCACGCCTGATGTACGTTCTTCCGTTTGGTGTGATGGTAAAGCAAAAATTTTTATTTTCTTCATGCAATGGCTAAAATATCTTCTTCTTTGATCATGATATATTCCTGATTTTCAAAATTAAATTCGTTCCCTCCCCACTTAGGATAAAGAACTTTCATTCCTTTTTTAACTTTCTTAGCTTCATCCCCAACTTCAAGAACTTCTCCTAATTGTGGTTTTTCTTTAACTGTTTCAGGAATATAAATTCCACCTGTTGATTTCTTTTCCTTCTCAGCAGGTTTAATTAAAATATTTGCAAATAATGGTTTAATCATTGTGTTGCGTCAATAAATTTATCTAAATTCTTTTCAAAAGATTTGACCATTCTAATATAATGCCCCCTGAATAGATCAGTTTCCAGCTCTATTTCTTCATCTTTTCCCCAGGAAATACCATTCATACCAGGCTCGTATGTGCTAAACTCTTCTTTTGTATATATAGGATTAATCATAATAATCCGTACGCCACAAAGCCTCGCTACCTCAGTCATAGCAGTATTTGGGTCATAACAATACAAAACTTGGCACTCATTTAAAAGATCTGCTAAGGCCTGTTGATCTTGCGCAAACTCACGGTTAATTTCGATTGAGTCCTTAGGATGAATAAATTTAAGAGGATAATTCATTCCCTTCCCGATTAAGTAAGCTGTTTTCGTTCTTTTCCTTTTTTGGTCTTTAAATAAATGCAAATTTAAGATGGGAAGAAACATTGTGTTTTCATCCGTACCTCCATAAAGTCGGGAAAAGTAATAAAGCTTATCAGTTGGGTCAAATTCAGTAGGGCCAAATCGGGTCGACCCATCACTTAAAAGAGCAGGAACAACACCAGGCTTATTCAGGATATATCTCACTACTGTTGAGGCTTGAGCAGGATTACCTACTTCAATCTCAGGATAGATCGCAATACAATCACCTGTAGCAGGTCGTTCATTAAGAAAAGCTACCTGTCCTTTCGCAAGAAGCCACCCGTAGAGTCCGTACATAACACGTACACCACCGCTAGTTATCTCGAAAGGCGGAGCAGTAAGAACGTAAGGCCTAGACATAAGATCCTCCTCTCTGCTTGTACCACGGAAAATTTTGTATTGCTTTTAACTTCTTTTCTGGTGTTAAATCATATTTTCTATGGCAACTTGTACATAATCTTATCCAATCCGATAAATCTCTTTTATATTCGTGACTTTTATTTGCCCATTCGTACTTCTTAGCTGTTGTACTACCACAATGTTCACATTTTTGAGGTTTACCCAATCTTCTTTTTACCCAAGAATGTAAAGCTTGCATACCTACTTTTCCATCTTCTCTATAGTTCCAAGGTATAGATCCGTTTTTAAATTCAGTAGGAGGAGAAAGGTGTTGACCTTTTTTAATTTCTGTATCTACTGAATAATGTTGTCCTTTTTTAATCATAATATTGCCCATTTTGGAGCTGTTAATACATAAGGTCTATTCATTTTAATAAATTATTATCTTTTAATATTCCGTAAATATTCATTGACCAAGCTTTAACAAGACGTTCTTCGTCCTCACTCGTTAATTTTTCCCATCCTGTTGTATGACGCAACGCTATATGTACAAGTTCATGAATGAGTGTTTGTTCCATTTTGTCTCGACTTTGATCTTTTTCTAAATGAATAGTTCCTTTTCCCTGTAAGGTCCTACCCCAACTGTCGCCTCCATCAAGATCTTTTACGATATAAACTTTATAATCAAATCCTGCAAAATGTACTTTTTTAGGTATTTTCATAGATTTTTCATCACGTAACTCTGACCATAAGACAAATTATGAAGCCACAGTTTAACCTCATCAGTTAGTGGCATATTAGGAAAATCTAATTTAGGAAAATGGTTTCCTCGTGCGAAGTGGTAAGCTAGAACTTGTTCTTCACGACACATTAACTTATCATTTTCGATATAGAACTGTGGTTCTCTTCCAAGAGATTTACAACCGTAGTAATCCTTTTCTTTATCGAAGATTTTAAGTTTTAATTTTTTAATCTCAGGATCGTTGTAGACCACAAGATTAGCTATGTCATTCTCTTTTCTAAGATATTGCATAGCGTTTCTATTCGCTTCTCTCCATGTGGCTAAGAACTCTTTGGAGGTTGTCGCCCACATCCCAGCCTGCAAATACATTTCTTCAGTTATGTTCTCAAAAGAAGCGTTCTCGTAATCGTTGAAGTTCCACGGAAAACCGATGTCATAATCTAGATTGTCAAATACCTCAGTCATACGTCCGGTAATGACGTGATCTGCGTCTATGTTACATATGAGATCATAGTCTTTCTCAAGAAGTTCAGCCAAGAAAGGCTTTGCTTGATACCAGTTGATATTCTTCTCAGGGAATAACTTATCAACTGTATCTTGTCTAAAGACCACAAGATCAATATCGGGATGAAACTTCTTAAATGAGTTCACCATAATATGCGTACCTTCTGCGTAGTACAATCTGTCGTCTACTGCTGTAAATGCTACTTTTCTCATCTTCTTGCTATAAAATGACCATTTAGTAATTCAGTATATCTATAACCCAACGCTATTAATCTATTTTTAAATAATTCTCTTCTTTCATCCTGGTAATGCAACTCTCCAATAATCGTTGTAATTTTATCTGCCGGAAAGTCCAAAGCATTAATAATTTCTAACTCATCACCCTCTACATCAAGCTTTAAGACGTCTACGTACTTAATCCCGCAACCTTCCATGAACCCTTTTATCGTCTCTGTAACTGTAGACTCCACCCCTCCGATTTTAGATGTATAAACTTTTATATTCTCAAAGCCGTTATCGCGTACTGACTTTCTAAATAAAGTCGTCACCTTTTCGTCGCAATCAACTGCATAAATTTGTTTAGCTTGTTTTTGCAACCAAAGACTAAAAGTACCGATATTACAACCTACATCAAGCACAATTAAATCCTCAAACAAAAACTTATATTCTTGTTTTTCTATAACTTCAAAGATATATCTTGTCGTATCACAATGAATTATCATAATCTCCACTCAGCCCCCCTCCCAAGAGGCTGAATGCAAATTATCTAAAAAAGAGAACAATAATTGCACTACTATCGTATCTTCTTGCTTGAAATCCAAGACTTTGCAGATACTTTACAATATTTTGCCAGTCTGAGTGATGGAACTCACACTCAATAGCTTTGATCTTATGGGCAACTTTTTTAAATCCCTCAGAATAGAGAATTAACTCTTCCGATCCTTCAGGATCAAACTTCATAAAGTCCACTTCTTCAATACCGTTCTCTTCAAAGAAAGTATCTATTGATTTTGTTGGAACTTTAAAGCTTGGCTGATACCAGCCTCCAGGCCCTACAGGATGACTACCTTTAGGGTCAATCAAAGCATTAGTTGTTCTATTGTTTGGTGCTTGAGCAAATTCCATTTCTCCATTACGATCTGCAAGAGCGTAGTTAAACAATTCAACATTATCCCACTCGTTCACTTTCTTATTTGCTTCAAGTGCTGCATAGTTTTCAGGTGAAGGCTCTATTGCATACACTTTTTTAGCAAAATCCTTAAAATAATTAACAGTGATACCTATATTCGCTCCAACATCAACGATGGTTAGATCCTTTTTTTGATTTAGCACATCAAGATAAACACCTTCAAGGTAAATTTCTTTAAAGATGTAAGGGATAAAGAGGGTATCA